TGAACTGAACCCTGAGAATTTCAAAATATATGTTTCTGCGGATGCGTCTTCGGGTGTTCTTGCATCAACAGGCAATATCGCTATCTCAGACACTTCATTGCCAAGTTACACAGTGACTATGTCTGATATTACCGAAGGTCAAGTTTTGAATGCGATTGTTTCAAGTAATTCACCGATTGCAGAAAGCATTTACGTTAATTTCAAAACAATATCGGGCGATTCAGTAGGGTTTGGTGATGATACCCCCTTACCTCAAAGCGTAAGTTCTGCATTAGGGGCAAAAAGTTTTGTGACAACGACTCCGGTTACGAGTGTTGCTGAGGGTGATCGAACAGTACAGGCTACCGCACATGTTAATAGTTACACCGGTGTATTGGTAGGAACTGCTACTGCAACTGTTTCTGATGCCGCTCCCTCATATACCTTAACAACCAACAAGACGAACGATTCTGCAAATGAGGGTGACACGATTCAGTTTACCTTTGGTGGTTCAAACGTACCGTCTGATACGTACTACTATAGACTTTCTGATATTAAAACAAAACTTTACGGAACTCCTACACAGACGAATACGATTGAAAATAGTAACATTTATTTACTTGCAACTAGTGATCTTTCAGATCTTTCGATCGGAATGGAAGTTCGTGGATTCGATATTGAAAATTATTTTGACAGTGAAGCAACCATCTCATTTATCTCAGACGTTTCAAGTGGATATGATCTGATACAAATGTCAGAAAATGCTTCAGGAACTCTTGTTTACACTGCACCAAAAACGGCACGTTTTGCATTACCTCAAGTGTGGGAAGACTTTGTTGGTTCTGGTATAGGTGGTAGTGGAGCACCTTATGGTAGTTTTAGTCACACTTCTGGTTCAACATCGACGTTCAATTTGAGTGTTGCGGATACGCCCGATGTTGTAAATCCAGCGACAACGACTTATGTAATGGAAGTTGCAACAGCACCGTCAGGTTCTGCTTTAGTGAACCGATCATTTACAATTTATGATGGCGACGAAGATCCAACTCCAAATGTTCAACGTGGTAATTTGACAGATCCGGATAGTTTTAGTTCTCAGACTAGAGGTGTTGATGCATTTTGTACAATCACATTTAAATCCAACGCTGAGATTGAAACTGAAACGGAATTTCTTGTTGGAGGTACTACAGTAACCGATCAGGGGGATTGGGTCGATGACACTGGAGTCAATTTCACCAACTCTGAATTTGAAATAACTGCAACTCTAGTATCTTCCACTGGTAGTTCAGGAGATGTTGTTGGTGACTTTGGTGTAAATTCGACATTAAATACGAATCAGGTTTGGTATGTTGTTGCAGATTTACCAAGCACTGAAGGATCTACAAACATCTTTTCAGCAGAGATTGAGTTTACTATTCGTGAAATTGCAAATCCGTCCGTAAATACAACTACATTTACTGTGAATTTGACTTCGAGTTCGTATCTGCCACCTGAAAGAGAGAGAGAATGATGGATGATAAAAAGAATATTAGGGACGACTATGAAACTTCTCGCGATACCTATCTCGAATTGATGGAGACGGGTAAACGTGGATTAGATCTTATGGTGGAAGTCGCAAGAGAATCTGAACATCCTCGTGCATTCGAAGTATTGTCTGGTATGATTAAGAACGTTGCAGACGTGACTGATAAATTAATGGATCTAAATAAGAAGAACAAAGAAATTCTTGCTGAACCAAAAGCAGATAAAGAAGTCACCAACAACAATGTGTTTATTGGAAGCACTACCGATCTTCAACGGTTGCTTCATAGTGAAGAGAAAGATATAACTCCAAATGACTAATCATTATATGGGGAACCCCAACGTCAAGGCTGACGGGGTTCAACAGCAGTGGACAGAACACGATGTCAAAGAATATGCAAAGTGTATGCGAGATCCTGCTTACTTTGCACGGACATACATTAAGATTATATCACTCGATAGTGGTCTTGTCAACTTTAATTTATATCCGTATCAGGAAAAGATGTTCGATCATTTTACGAACAATCGTTTCTCGATCGTACTCGCCTGTCGACAGAGTGGTAAGAGTATTTCGTCCGTTGTTTTTCTGCTTTGGTATGCTATATTTCATCCTGAAAAGACTATCGCCGTCCTCGCTAACAAAGGGGCTACGGCGCGTGAAATGCTCTCCAGAGTCACCTTGGCACTTGAAAACTTACCTTTTTTTCTACAACCTGGCTGTCGAGCACTCAACAAGGGTTCTATTGAGTTTAGTAATAATAGTCGCATTATTGCTTCTGCCACTAGTGGTTCTTCTATACGGGGTATGTCTGTTAACCTGCTTTTTCTTGACGAGTTTGCTTTTGTTGAGCGAGCATCTGAGTTCTATACTTCCACCTATCCCGTTGTCTCTGCGGGTAAAGATACGAAGGTTATCATTACGTCTACGGCAAATGGTATCGGGAATACGTTCCACAAGATCTGGGAAGGCGCAGTACAACAAACGAATGAATATAAAGCGTTTACAGTAAACTGGTGGGATGTGCCGGGCCGTGATGAGGAATGGAAAAAACAAACCATTTCGAATACGAGTCAATTACAGTTCGACCAAGAATTCGGAAACACATTCTTTGGTACAGGCGATACACTGATAAACGCAGAGACGTTATTAAACTTCCGTGCATCACCCCCTAAAAAAGTTCTGGAAGGTGGAGACCTCAAGGTCTACGATGAAACGCAACCCAAACACGATTACATAATGACTGTCGATGTAGCGAAGGGTCGAGGGTTGGACTATAGCACCTTTTCGGTGATTGATGTTACTACACGCCCGTTTAAACAGGTCGCAGTGTATCGGAACAATCGTATCTCTCCAATACTCTTCCCAGATATTATATATAAGATTGCGAAAGCCTACAACAACGCATATGTGATAATCGAGTCAAATGATGCAGGACAAGTTGTGTGCAACGGTCTGTATCACGATTTTGAATATGAAAACATTCATCTAGAATCGTCTATCAAGAAGAACGCCATTGGTATCGAGATGAACCGAAAGGTCAAACGCCTTGGTTGTTCTGGTATCAAAGATCTACTCGAAGAGAACAAATTGTTGGTGGTAGACGAAGAAACGATTCTTGAGATTTCGACGTTTGTCGCAAAGGGACAGTCTTATGAGGCGAGTGACGGAAACCACGATGACCTCATGATGAATCTAGTGATGTTTGGTTTCTTTATATCAACTCAACATTTCTCTGACATGACTGACGTGAATATCAAAAAGATGATGTTTGAACAACAGATGGCAGAAATAGAAAACGACATGATACCGTTTGGTTTCATCGACAATGGAGATGACATCATCGATGAAATTGAAGCAAGGGAAGAGATGAAGAACAAGGGATGGCAGATACCTTGGGATCACAACTTAGAAATGTATTAATTATAAATAAATGCATTGAAGAAATTTACCGTATTATGTCACTTATCATAACTCAAACGAATAAAAGGATACGATTATGGCTCTTTTAAAGTCCGAATCCCCAAACGTTCAAATCAGAGAGGTCGATCTATCCGGTACTTTGCCGTCGGTAACTTCTTCTACTGGTGCGTTTGTTGGAAACTTTGCTTGGGGCCCCATCAATGAACCAATTCTTGTCGGCAACGAAGCAGAATTGATTTCAAACTTTGGAGCACCCGATCTTAATGACAGTATATCGTCAATCGATTACTTGTCAGCTAATCAATTTCTGAAATATTCATCTAATACCTATGTTGTACGTGGATCTGCGAACTCTGCACGAAATGCTGTATCTGATGGTGGTACTGCTGCACTGATCGAAAATCGTGACGATTTTGACGCAGGCACATGGACTGGCGAGTTTTTCGCAAAGTATGCAGGTGCTGCCGGTAGTGCACTGAAGATTTCTATGTGTGTTGCTGATTCTGCATCTTCTACAGAGTTTGTAAATTGGGACTATGCAAATCGATTCGATGCAGCTCCTGGCACATCTGCCTACGTTGAACAACGTTCAGTAGATAGTTCAGTTGCACTCGACGAAGTTCACGTAGTTGTTCTCGATGCAGACGGAACTTTCACAGGTAATAGAAATGGTGTTTTAGAAACATTCCCCAATCTTTCACTTGCTACAGACGCTCGTACAGATGATGGTCGAAAGAACTACATCTTAGATGCGTTGACAGAGAGATCACAGTACATTTACGGTAATGGTCATCCATCAATCGGTGCTATTTCTACAACTGGTGTGACTGCTTCAAACTTCGTAGCTGCAACTCACGGTGGTGGTGTTGCTGGTGCGATGACAGAAACCAATGATTTTGGTAATGGTGTCAATCCTGTTGCTTTGACTACTGCTGAATATGACACTGGTTTTGCACTGTTCGAAGATGAAAATACTATTCAGGTAGATTTTCTCATTGCTCCCGGCTTGACGGCCGCGGGTGACCAACAGACAGTGGTAAATGATCTAGTCTCAATCGCAGAAGGTCGTAAAGACTGTGTTGTAATCGCGTCACCAGACCGAACATCGGTTGTTGGTCAAGCGACTCCTACCACATCGATTACTACATTTGCGAGTGGTCTCACTAAGTCATCATACTTGATTGTTGACAATAACTACCTCAAGGTGTATGATAAGTACAACGACAAGTACGAGTTCATTCCTGCCGCTTCATCAACTGCGGGTCTGATGGCAAATACCGACGATGTTGCTGCTCCTTGGTTCTCACCAGCGGGTGGACGACGTGGTCGATACTTGGGTGTTTCATCTCTTGCATGGAATCCAACCAAGTCTCAACGAGACACACTGTACAAGGCAGACGTTAACCCAATCGTCAACCTGCCTGGTCAAGGTGTGATTCTCTATGGGGATAAGACTTTCTTAGGTAAGCCTTCAGCATTCAACCGAATCAACGTTCGACGACTATTCGTGGTCATGGAACGTGCGATCAAGGGTGCTGCACAAAACGTTCTTTTCGAATTCAACGACGAGTTTTCTCGTGCAGAGTTCGTAGGAATTATCGAACCCTTCCTTCGTGATATTCAGGGGCGTCGAGGTATTTCGGATTTCCGTGTTGTGTGTGATGAATCAAACAACACTCCGGATGTCATCGATGCAAATTCATTCGTCGCGTCCGTCTTCGTTAAGCCTGCACGGTCTGTCAACTTTGTTACTCTTAACTTTGTTGCAGTTCGAACTGGTGTAGACTTCGAAGAAGTGCTCGGTGTAGTATAAGGAGATAGAAAATGGCAATTTTAGGAGTAGATGACTTTAAGGCAAGGTTGAAGGGCGGTGGTGCTCGTGCTAACCTTTTCAAAGTCACATTAAACTTCCCCGCTGCCGCGGGCGCTGGTTCAGATGTCATCGAAAAGGCATCTTTTCTCTGCAAAACTGCACAGTTGCCCGGCTCGACGGTGGGTTCTTTCGATGTAAATTTCCGTGGACGTGTTTTAAAACTGCCCGCAGAAAGAACATTCGATAACTGGACAATCACTATCCTGAACGATACGGATTTTGCAATTCGTAACGCAATGGAAAGATGGTCTAATTCAATTGCAGGACATGCATTCAACACTGGAACACTTGACCCCGCATCTTACCAACAAGATCTGATTATAGAACAATTGGATCGTGATGGTGCAAGTGGCGAAGGTAAAGTGATCAAGCGTATCAACATCGTTGGTGCATACCCCGCAACTATTAGTCCTATCGAGTTGAGTTATGATACAACTGGTGAAATTGAGACATTTGATGTAGAATGGGCATATCAGTACTGGACAGATCTAGGTGCTGACGATGCTCCAACCACCGACCAGAAGCCAGGTCGAGGTTAATAACGTTTAAAACGTCTCTAAATAAAGGGGAACCTTCGGGTTCCCCAATTTTTAAATTTAGGAAACAGTATGGCGGAAGATAACGGTAACGTTTTAAAACTATTTGGTTTTGAGATTAAGAGAGCGGGCAAGAAAGAAACCGGTTCTCAAAAACTCGCATCACCAGTAATACCTACAGATCCGGACGGTGCAGGATATACCTCAGCACAGGCGGGTTACTATGGTCAATATATTAATCTAGAAGGTGATCAGGCAAAAGACAATCACCAATTGATCATGCGTTATCGAGGGGTTGCTCAACATCCCGAAGTTGATATGGCAATCGAAGAGATTGTTAATGAAGCAGTCGTTGCATCCGAATTGGAATCATCGGTCGAGATTTCTCTTGATGAGATTGAAGCTCCCGATAAGATCAAGGATGTTATTCGACAAGAATTCGAAAGTATTGTGTCTATGTTAAAGTTCAACGATATGGGACATGATATATTCCGTTCATGGTATGTGGACGGTCGTGTAGTGCATCATTTACTCGTGAACGAATCAAACCTCAAGGCAGGTATTCAAGAGATTCGTCACATCGATGCGGCACGTATTCGCAAAGTTAAAGAAGTCAAGTACAAGAAAGACCCCAAAACTAATGTCAAGATTGTAGATAAAATAGAAGAATTCTATATCTACGACGAAAAACCCGGCCAATCTACTAGTTCGGTAAAAATTTCCACTGATGCGATCAGTTATATCACATCGGGTGTACTTGACGAATCCAAAAAGAAAGTATTGTCACACCTACACAAGGCACTGAAACCCATCAACCAATTGCGTATGATGGAAGACAGTCTTGTGATCTATCGTCTTGCACGTGCACCAGAACGTCGTATTTTCTATATCGACGTAGGTAACTTGCCACGTGGTAAGGCAGATCAGTACATGAAAGACATCATGACCAAATATCGTAACAAGTTGGTCTATGATGCAAATACCGGTCAACTCAAAGATGACCGCAAGCATATGTCTATGCTTGAAGACTTTTGGTTACCCCGTCGTGAGGGTGGTCGAGGTACAGAGATTTCAACACTGCCAGGCGGCGATAACCTTGGACAGATTGATGATATAATTTATTTTCAAAAGAGATTGTATCGTTCACTCAATGTTCCGGTGAATCGTCTTGAACAGGAGGCGCAGTTCTCGCTCGGTCGTTCTACTGAAATTTCACGAGACGAAGTGAAGTTCCAGAAGTTTGTAGACCGACTGCGCCGTCGTTTTGCAATGATGTTCTTAGGTATTTTGCGTAAGCAATTAGTACTGAAACAAATCATCACTGAACAAGATTGGGAAGAATGGAAAGACGACATCTATATTGACTATGTGAAGGATAATCACTTCACAGAACTCAAAGAGATGGAAATCTATCGTGAACGTGCGGGTCTTCTCAATGAGATGGCTGGATTTGTTGGAGAGTATATCTCTAAAGAATGGGCAATGCGTAATATTCTGCGTTTATCTGACGACGACATTGAACAAATGCGTAAAGAAATTGATAGTGAAATCAAGTCGGGTGAAGTAGACGATCCAGACGAAGAACCTGAAGAGAAAGCACCACAAGAACAGAAACCGGTTCCCGTTCAGGTAGTGCCTGAAAAACCCAAAGAAGAAAAACCCGAACCGAAACAAGAACGTTATATACCCTCTAATAATGATGAATTGACTGAAGAATTGACACGGTACATGGCGAAGTTAAATGAACAAGATTGATACAGTCTCTACTGCGTTTTCTATTGTACATACGCAAAATGAGATACAAAAACTAGAAGAGAAGTTATTATATCTTCTCGATGAAGTCCGTGTGATTCAGGGGCCAAAGGGTGATCGTGGTGAACGAGGCCCTCAAGGCGCTCGTGGTGAACGTGGTGAACAAGGGCCCAAAGGTGATAAAGGAGTAAAGGGTGACAGAGGAGAACAAGGCCCTCGTGGACTTGAAGGAAGTAAGGGCGATGCTGGCGATCGAGGAGAGCGCGGCGAAAAGGGCGAAAGAGGAGAACAGGGACTTCAGGGGGTTCGCGGAGATACAGGTCTTGCGGGCCCAGAAGGCAAACAAGGCCCGCAAGGGTTAAGAGGAGAACGCGGTGAGAAAGGTGAGCAGGGGCCACGTGGTCTCGACGGGGTTCAGGGTCTCAAAGGTGATCGTGGTGAGACCGGTGACACAGGTGCTCAAGGTGAACGTGGTTTAACCGGTGAAAAAGGCGAACGAGGTGATGTCGGCCCTCAAGGGCCTCAAGGGCCCAAGGGTGAAAAGGGTGACAAAGGAGATTCTGGTAAAGACGCTCCAGACTACGAACCAAGATTTGAAGAACTCCTCAAAGAATTCAACAAGAAGGTATCCGATCAACAGGCAACTGTCAATAAGAATGTTGATCGACAGTTAAACAATATACAGAAGTCACTGAGTAGTCTTGGTGGCGGTGGTTCATACAAATTAGTAGACAATGCGGATGTTGATAAGGCCGCATTAAAAGGAGTCGTGGACAATGCGATTCTTATTTATGATCCCGCAACAGGTAAGTTTATTGCGGATTCCTTTGTAAACGTACTAGACAGGTTGAAAGCAGAATTGGAAGTTCAATACAACAGATTGATTGATGTGGAAGGTTCTTACACCTATGTTGGTGAGGCATTGCCTGGCACGGGTGAAGGTGAAGCGAAATGGCGCATCAAACGCATTGAAGAAGTCGGTGATGACTTTAACATATTATGGGCAGATGGTGACGCAAATTTTAATAATATTTGGACTGATCGAACAACTTTCACATACTCATAATTATAAATAATCGTAAATAAAACAATAACTCTCTAGCTAGGAGTAGCAACATGCCAACAATTACAGATCCCGATAATTTATTCGACACCGGCGGGGATTCCGCTGGTAAGAATATACATATCGACACAGCGTTACGCACGATTAAAATCCGTAACAATAGCGCTGCTCCGAAAGGGCCAGTGCTTGACCAAACGGGTGTTACACTTCAGGCACTCTATTCATTCTTAAAAGAAGAGTGGAAAGATGATCCTAATAGTAAATCACTCATCGCATATCCTTTCCCCTTGGTTGCGATTACACCAGAACAGTTCGAATGGCGTTATGGATGGTCACCTGCTGACGATTCATCTCGTTCATTGATTCGTACTGCGGGATGGCGAGAATTTGGTACCGATGATGCAACACAGTTGCGTGAGTACGTTGGTACAATTTCTTTGGGTAATATCGACGGTGACCAGAACCAAGACGACGCCGGTGACCAAGATACAGTATACTACGGTTGGTTTAACGCCACAACTGGTGTTGCGGTTGCAGGGCCGTTTGACTATGACTTCCCTGGCCCAGTTAACCAAGCGGTTCAAACTCAAGGCAACGCCGACAACGGCAACTTTGACCGTCGTACAAACACATTGCGTCTGTTTATTCGACAGCCCGCAAAAACATTTGACCAGACTGATACAGTCGACATTGGTTTGACTGCTGGATCAACATTACCATACAACACTCAACGATTCCCTCTTGTAGAAAACGAAGACTTGAAGATCACTGGTACTGGTGGTGTATCTGATGCAGTTATTGAAGCTGCACGTGGCGATGGTGAGAAGTATACTTCTAATGGTGATGGTTCAACAATCGAGTATCTCGCAACAGACGAATCATCGAGTACGTTTGGTTACGCAGAAGACCTCTTTGGTGGTTCACAAGACTTTGGTGTCAAGATCCGATCTGCATCTGGTGTTGATGGTACTACTCCGTTGACAAACCAAGAACTATACGCATGGGTACAATATAGTCTGCGTCAAGATTCGGACATCGCTTTGGGTGCAACAAGTCTGTCAGGTAAGTTGGCAGACGAACTTCTTGCATTCGTTGGTGACACTCTGACTACTAAGCAGGTAACCAACATCGAACAGTCTGGTGCTAAGACCGGTACTGCAATCACTAACATTAACGCTAGTGACATTAACAACACTCAGTTATTGCCAACTGGTGCAACTGCAACCCTGAAGCGTTTCCCATTCTCTACTAACATTCAGGTTTCGTTCTCTCAGGACATTTTGGATGATGGTGCAGATGCGAAAGTGTTCCTATACTATGACCACACTCGTGATTATTCGGTTGGTGCAGAAATTGGCACATCTATCGTAATCAGTGATGTGGGTGCAAATGGTTCACAAGACTCTGCAAACTTCACATTGAATGGTGCAGTAAGTCCGACTCCATTGTTGAGAACTGGTACGCCAGCTGGATTAGACCCAGACACAGAAGCGGATGCATACTTCAGAACTCACTTGAATGCGGGTACTGGTGCGAACCACAATGTTATCTGGAAAGTTACGACTATCTATGATTCAACAACTTTTGCTGCTATCACAATTGATGACACAGTTGCTCCAGTAGATGCAACATTGAGTACTACAGGTGATGCGATTTACACTCACCCAATCAACTCGCCCGCCGCACTGTTACTTGATTCTGCTTCAGTAATTACTACGAACTCTATTTCGGAAGCAGCAGTTTCTACTCTTGCCGCAGGTAATTTGGATGGTCAAAGTCGTTTCAACTTGACTTACGCATTCGATAACAACAGTCAGAAAGACCGTGAAACATCACAACCATTCACTGCGAATGTTCGTGCGTTAGGTCTTGGGTCAGGTCAGTGGGTTGAAACTACTGCAACAATTTCACAGGTTAACACTAACTCAATCTCAGTAGTGTCACCAGTGGAACGAAACTACTCTAACCCAGCATAATATAGATAAGTGACAGGGGGGGATTCTCCCCCCCTATTTTTTTGGAGATAGATTATGGAATTAACATTACAACAGGCTGCCGATGTAATCGGTAAAACTCCCGACGAAATTCTCTTTGTCGTGCAAGACGGTAGACTACCGTGCAATATACTTCCCGATCCTGAAATAGAATATAACGATGACGGCACGATTCGTTTTGTTGGCGAAAGGTCAGATGGTGTTGAGTATCGTTTTCAGTTTGATGATTGTATTGCTTTTAAAAAGGAACTAGACGAAGGTCTAGATGGTGAACTCAGACAAATCTTAGAGGGATGAGATGGCTATTGATAACCGAACAGAAATCAATGACTGCGAAGGGCCCACAGGTGAATTCGATGGTTCCGATGTAGGCGCTGTCGATACAGAAATCTTCTATGAAGGTTCTTCTACTATTTCTGCTCAGTTTTCAAATACCCAAGAATTTTTGATTGCACATCAAAACTCAGCTGGAACAAACCTTAACTTAAATTTGTCCGATGCCACTGTTTGGGTTATTGTTAAGGATAACCTAGTCGTAACCGAAGCACTTAATGGAATGCAAATTGTTTTAGGTGACGGTGATGCAAACAACGACCCTAACCAAGGGTATGTTATTGGCGGTAGCGACAATCCAGGCTTAGTATTGGGTAACCAGTTTTATTGTTTGAGACTAGATGTGTCAAACCGAGCAGGTCTCACAGTAATTCAACATAGAAATAATGGTGCACCAACATTTACTGCAATAGGTTCGGTGGGTTATGGTGCACTTCACGCTATTGCCGCTCGTGGTAATGTTGATAACTTATTCCTTGATAGAATGACCTTCATCAACAACGGGTCTTATGCGTTTACAATCAATGCAGGAACATCTGGTACACCCATAACCTTAGACACTCTTGTAAGTCAGGATAGAGACCCCACAAACGGTTGGGGTCTCTTCACTCAGGGAGTGGGACAATCGTTCACACTCTTTGCATCAATGGAATGGGGAACACCAACTGGAACAGCTGACTCGTATTTTTCACAGAGTGACTCGCAGATTTATCTCGATGGTCAACAGTTGGGTACAGGTCATTTTATTTTTAGAACGATAGGTAATGCAACGGGCACCAACTCTTTTGTCTTAGACAACTGTGTGTTGGTATCTTCAGGTGAACCCGCTATCTGGGATTACACCGATACTAACATGGACATCCTTGACATTCAAGACTCACAGTATATTGACATGGGGACAATTTCGTGGCCGGTAACTGGTGGAACAACTCGACAGGTACTTAACACCACATTTAATAACTGCGGACAGGTAGATTTCTCAACAATTACCGCTACGAACTGTACGATTATTGGTGGTCGTAATGCCAATGGTGCGATATTACTCGACGCAGCTGGCAACTCGACTAATCAGACGGGTTTAACATTTACCAGTGATGGTACTGGTCATGGTGTGGAAATTACCGCAGCTGGAACTTACACATTTACCAATTGGAATTTTAGTGGTTACTCGACCGCAAGCCCCGGCACAAACTCTACACCATCTAGTGGTAGTACCGATGCGATGGTATTCAACAATTCTGGTGGAGCAGTAACAATCAATATTGCGGGTGGAACTACTGTGAC